GTTTCCACCGGCTGCCATAAGGGCTCCGGTAGCTAATTTCCTCAGACTCAATGATGTTAAGCCTGTCATTTACATCATTTGCTATATCGCCCAAGGTTAAATTGTATGCTGTAAGCAGTCTGTGGACTGCATTTGCTGCTGCAAACGCCTCTCCCTCATTGCCCAATGACTCTGCAGAACTCTGGAGTTTCAGCAGTTTCTTTATTTTGTCTAAGATTTTAGGTTTACTTTCCATATTTCATTGAAGCTCTAATTGTACTTTGAAATGATACTCGCTGCATAAAGCTGCAATCTGTTTAACCTTTAATGGTTCTTGGTCACCATATGGGAAGAATATAACTCTTTCCTTTGTAAGACATCTGATTCCCTTTTTTCTAAGATTATACAAGAGATTAGTCCGTCTCTTCACTATTCTGTCCATATGTATTTATTTTTTCTTTAAGTAACATTTTATCCTCATTGTATAAATCTTCTATGTGTTTGACCAAATCTATTAGCCTGGTGTCATACATATCATACATCTGATACATCAGTTCAGGTGTCGGATGTTCGGACAAATCAAGGATGAAAACTTTCTTGCCTTGCCCCTTCATCCAACCTGCTTCTGAATGGGCAGAACGACCACAAGGAAGAAGAAGTACACAGTAATCTGCTTCGTGCATGGCACGAAAGTCTTTTTCAAAGGCGTTTGTTGCTTCAGGATGATGTAGGTTCTGTTTGAAATCCTCACAAGTCCAACTCTTTACATCCTTATGAAGATTTTCCCAGCTAAACCCACTTAGAGACTGGTCTTCAGGATGTTTGAAGTCATAGGTCTCATATCCCTGAAAGCGTAAAACTTGCAGCACTGTTTCATAGTGCTTATTACGCCAACTACTGGCTAAATATATCTTTAATGGTCTCATATCACAAACTATTTTAATAATCCCCTACACAACATTTCCACATATTTAAGACTGTCTCTTAGGACTGGGTAACTAAGACTATCATATTGCCCTCTTTCAAGACTTTCTATCTGCTTGCTATATACGGATGGATCGTTATTATACTTATTTAATAGGAAGTATCTTAGCCACATATCTGCACCCCGAGGACGTGGTAAGTCTAAGAAATCTAAGACTAATACCGATAATCGCTTTTGCTCTGTTCTGTTGAGTACGATGCACTCTCCAGTCTCTTTATCAATCCAGCTGCAAAGCATGTGTGCAGTGTTATTCTCTCTGTCAATGCTTATCTGAAAGCATGAGATTCCGAATAGCTTCTCTATTCGCTCTGCCAGGCATTGCAATTTCCATAGGGTAATTGTCTTTTTTATTAGAAAATTAATCTCCCTGATGAGTTTCATGCTGGCAAAAGGCTTGAAATTCTTCTTCTCATAGATTAAGGATAGCAGCTCTTCTCGTTTCTGAGAGTAGGTGACTACTTGATAAAATTCAGGCATGGGTAATAAATCCGAAAAGCCTGTTTTGATGGTTAGAACATTGTCAATCATATCTTTACTTGTTAGCATTTATACTGAAAAATGAAATTACATCATTTTCTATTTTCTGAATTTGTCATCATCATAGCTATGGCTTATTTCATAATAGAAAGCTGCAGCTAAAGCAATAAACAAAATAATGAAGACTATTATATACGTCATATCTTAAGGATATATATTAAAAACATATTAACTATCATCTGATGGAATTTCAACTGCCTTTGCAAACTGCAATAGGTTTGAATACCCTTTGTAAAGTGTATTGCAGGGGACAGCATATCTTCCATATCTATCTATTAATGTTTGGGTAATAGTGTTTCCTGTGACATCGTTAGGAAAGAATAGATATACCCTGTTGTAATCGTCACCTTCTATGAGTAGATGGAGGAAGTTTCTAACATCGGACATGATGATGATATCACAATCTGAAGGGAGACGGATAAAGCCATTATCTTGCAAAGATAAGTAGGCTAAATAATCTGTTACATCATGGAAAGCGCAGAGTCTACTACTTCTCTGTTCTTTCCTTGCTGGTAGAAAACTTATTCCAGCATTTTTCAGAGTTATAGGTTTCGCTGTGAGTTCATGACTAACAAACTCTATTCCTTTGTTCTGATTTATAATACCAATTCCTCGATACACTTTTGAAAAGTATCGATAGGATATTTCATGAACAGCTGGGAGCTGCTTTATATCCATATTCAAGATACTATGTGTATCTGTAAACTCTTTGACGTGAATATGTTCAGGTCTTTGTTCTGATGTACTAATAAACGATTTAGACATAAGCTTAAAATCAATTTTAAGAGTTATTGTTGACTTTTAATTAGAGCTTGAAGTTCTTTGTCTGTGTGTCCCAGGCGGAAGAAATCACTTATATCTTTTTCTGATTTACTTCCTGCAAGCGGAAGATCTAACTTAAGGACATTGTACTTCTCTCGATACTGTTGTACACGTAATTCTGATTCTTTTCTACCAGTTGCGTCAGTGTCATAAAGAAAGATTATCTTAGAGAAACGCTTAGAGAGGTCCTCAAAGATGCCTTCAGGTATGTTAGCAGTCTCACTATTGAAAGTAAGGGCAGAAAAACCATGCGAAGCAAGGGACATTACGTCTTTTTCTCCACCTGTTATGAATACTACATCACCTTTTGCTGGTAATTGCTCATAGCCAAAAATATAAGGCTTGGGAAAGTGACCTGCATACATAAAGCGCAGTTTAGCCTTTGGACGATAGATTTTGACCCTGCTACTACCATCAAAGAAATATCCATAAGTAGGAATAGCTTTTGACCCATAAACGGCAAACTCCCCACCTGAAGCCTTCGTAAACGTACAGCTGATAATACTTCTTACATTGTAACGTTTTAGGGTGGCAAGGTCAATACCATATTCTTTCCAATAGCTTTCTTCCCATGGCATGAAAGGCTGTGTTTCTACTTTGAAACTTGCTATGGTGCTGCAGGTACTCTTATTCTCTGATGGAACTTGTCGTGAGACTGCAATATGATGATTGGTGTTGGCAGCGTCAAATACTCCGAGGCAAAGATCACGGTCTATGACCTGAAGAACTTCACGAAAATTGGTTTTCGTATTGATATGGCAGAGTTTTCCTACAATCGTAAAACAGTTTCCACAAAAGCTGCTGTCACCAAAATCTTGAAGATAGTATTGCTTATCTCCACTACTTCTATTGTTGACATATAGATGACAAGATGGTTGGCTGTCTTCCCGAAAGGGGTTACGAAATGTCTTCTTAAGACATTTCTCACCGAGGTAGTGAACAAAGACATCTAATCCTCCACCTGTCAGCTGTAATATTCTTTGTGCTTCATTCATAACTGCGTGAAGTTTTTAATTTGTTACTTTCTTATGCTTGCTGTATCCTATAAAGGAGTTCTACACCTTTTCCGAAGAACTTTTGTAAAACAATACTTAACGTTTCAATATAACTACTTTCTAACTTCTCATAGAGTTGTTTGTTAGGGATGGCGAGCAATAGTGTCTTTGTCGTCTCGTCATATGACTCGAAGGAAAGTTGCTTGAAGATAGAAGTAAAAATTCTTTCACTGACTATCTTCTCAAAGGCTGACATACATTTTTCCCATAGAGCTATGCCATAGTTCTTTAGGGGAGTAGATACCTTTAGCTGGACTCTTAATCGAGAAGCATTACGCTTATACCAATTACAGAAATAATCTAAGAAAGCATCTAAGCTGCTCGGAACTACTTCCTTTCGACATTTCAGGTTAGCCAAAAATAGGGTTAGTGCGGTATAAAGAGTTTTTTTGCTTGAAAATCCATAGAGCTGCTGCATGGAACACACCCACTCGTCGTCTGAAACAAGTTCCTCAATGGACGAAAATTTTTGCGAAAGCGAGTTATTATAATAATAATTATTATCTCTT